TCCGGAGCTCAAGGAGGTCGCGTGGGATGAGTGCGAGTATTGGGACCCGGACATGGTTATTGTCGAGGCGAAAGCCTCTGGTCGGCCATTGATCGATGAGATGCGCACCCGCGGCATTCCTGCTCTAGGCTTTTCACCCGGCCGCAGAGCCGGTGGCGGGGGTGTCGACAAGACAACACGTATGCACACCGTGTCTCCTCTGTTCGAGGCCGGCATGGTATGGGCGCCACTAAGTAAAAAGTTTTCCGACGAGGTGATCGAAGAGGTGGCTTCTTTCCCGGTCGGCGAACACGACGACTTTGTTGACTCTATGACCCTAGCACTGATGCGCTTCCGTCAGGGTGGCTTTGTTGCTATACATGATGAAGAGATTCCAGAAGAGGCCACGCCTCGCAAACGGGAGTACTACTAATGTTGCCGCCACGCCCAATGGGAGCCATGGTCGATCCAGCCCTCGTGCCGGAAGAACAGGGCTTCGAAGTTCCCGTTGAAGCTCCGATGAATTTTATCGGCGGGGCCGAAGTCATTCCTCAAGCGGATGGCTCGGCGCTAATCCAAGCGATCGCAGAGATCGCAAGCGGGATGAACGTAGAGCAGCTGATTCCGTTCGACGCCAACCTGTCCGAGTTCTTGCCCGATGAGACTCTTTCGGAGATAGCCAGCGAACTGTGCGCCTCAGTCGAGGACGACATCGCATCCCGCTCTGAGTGGGAAGAGACCTACGTTAAGGGGCTGGGTCTTTTGGGCATCAAACAGGAAGAGCGGTCGACGCCTTTCGAGGGCGCCTCGTCCGTCACGCACCCCGTGATCTCTGAGAGCGTCACTCAATTCCAAGCGCAGGCTTACAAAGAGCTCCTGCCGTCCGGAGGCCCGGTTAAGACTCGGGTCATGGGCGCGGTGAACCAGCAGGTTGAAGAGCAATCCAAGCGCGTCAAGGACTTCATGAACTACCAGATCACCGAGGTGATGGAAGAGTACGATCCTGAAATGGACCAGATGCTTTTCTATCTCCCGCTGTCTGGGTCCACGTTTAAAAAGACTTATTTCGACGGGACTATGGGGCGTCAGGTGTCTCGTTTCATTCCGGCGCAGGATGTCGTTGTGCCGTACTCGGCGACGGACCTGTTCTCGAGCCCACGTATAACTCATGTCCTCAAAATCACTGACAATGACCTGCGCAAACAGCAGGTGTCTGGGTTCTACCGAGACATTGACCTGCCCTTCGCGGCAGATGACGACAGCGACCCTGTCGACAAGGCCGTAAACAGCATCGAAGGTCTGTCGAAGTCCTACCGAGACGATATCCGGGAAGTGTACGAAATCCACGCCGAGCTCGACATTGAGGGCTTCGAGGACAAAGACGCGGAAGGCAACCCCACGGGGATTAAGCTTCCGTATATCGCCACAATTGACAAAGACTCAAACTCTGTTCTTTCGATCCGCCGCAACTATGAAGAGGCGGACCCACTGCGGAAAGCCAAGCCATACTTCACCCATTACAAGTTTCTTCCGGGTCTCGGGTTCTACGGGTTCGGGCTGACTCACATGGTCGGTGGTATCGGCAGCGCAGCCACATCGATTCTACGTCAGTTGATCGACGCGGGCACACTGGCCAACCTCCCGGCGGGCTTCAAGGCTAAGGGCATCCGTGTCCGTGATAGCGATGAACCCCTGCAGCCCGGAGAGTTCCGGGACATGGACGCTCCCGGGGGCAACATCCGTGACGCGATCATTCCTCTGCCGTACAAAGAACCTTCGGCAACTCTGGCTCAACTGCTGGGCGCCTTGGTCGAGGCGGGTCGCCGCTTCGTCAACGTCGCTGACATGCAGGCGGGCAATATGAACCAAGAGGCCCCCGTTGGCACGACGGTGGCTCTGCTTGAGCGCGGCATGAAAGTGATGTCGGCGATCCACAAGCGTCTGCACTATGCGCAGAAAAACGAGTTCAAAATCCTCGCCCGGGTGATCGCGGAGAATGCTCCGGTGAGCTACCCGTATCAGGTTGAGGGTGGGGTCCCCGGAGTGGTCCAGTCCGATTTCGACGGACGCATCGACATTATCCCTGTCAGCGACCCGAACATCTTCTCGATGGCGCAACGTGTGTCTCTTGCTCAGACGCAGCTACAGTTGGCCCAGTCCAACCCGCAGATGCACAACCTGCACGCGGCGTACCGGCGGATGTATCAGGCGCTCGAGGTCCAAAACATCGACGAGGTCCTGCCACCACCCCCACAACCGCAGCCCGAGAGTGCCGCGATGGAGAATGGCAAGATGGTTCTTGTGATGCCCGCACAGGCTTTCCCGGATCAGAACCACGAGGCCCATATTCGGACACACATCCTCGCCGCTAAACCCCCGCTGGTTCAGTCCAACCCGCAGGTGACGGCTCTGTTCTATGCGCACACTCAACAGCACGTAGCGCTACTTGCTCGCGAGCAAGTGATGCGAGAGGCCCAGAGAATCATGCAAGACCTTCAGCAGGTGGCGATGCAGGGGGCCCTCCCCGGCCCTGCCGCGCAGCAACAGTTGATGATGCTTCAGCAACAGATGTCGGACCCCACAGAACTGGAGGGGTACATCTCCACTGTTGAGGCGCAACTGCTTGAGCAGGTAATGTCTCAGATGGTTCCTCCACCACCCGATCCTAACGCCGATCCGCTGGTTCAAATACGGAATCAGGAGCTTCAACTGAACGCTCAGAAGCTGGCGCAGGACGCCATGGCTGACATGCAGAAGCTTGAACTGGACAGAGAGAAGCTTCAGCAAAAGGCTGCGGGGGAAGCCGCTCGTCTTGAGCTTCAAGAGGAGATTGCAGGGGATCGAAACGCGGTGAACAGAGAGCGAATCGATGTTCAGCAACGAGTCGCAATGGCGAATATGCGGAGGACGCAGTAATGGTCAGCATCACGATCACGTTAACGGGGACCAAAGAAATCCCTGTTGACGAGTACGAGACAGGGTCCTCATGCCCCGTCCCGACACAGGACTCGGACTTGAACGAAAAGAACCAGCAAGGCGCTGTCGAGGACGCGGACTATCGAAATCCGGCCGAGGATGGCGGTTTTGTAGTTAGCGAGCTTTGCGGAAACTGCGGCGCGTACAATCAAACAGCTGAAATTCTCGACTGTCTCCAAGACGACTCCGGCGATCTGGGTTACTGCCAGATATACAAGTTTGTCTGCGCGTCGGATCATGTCTGCAACGACTGGGTCAAAGGAGGACCGATTACATCGCTTGCGCAGGAAGACTTCCGGGAAACCTTCTGATGGATGTTGTAAGTTTTGCGCGACATATGTACAAGTTGATCGCAGAGCGCGAGCAAGACATTAGTAGTTTGTTGTCCTCAGGCGCGGCAAAAGATTGGGAGCAATACCAATCACTGGTGGGGGAGGTTCGGGGACTCTCCTTCATTCGGAACGAGATCAAGTCCCTGCTGGAGAACCATACCGACGATGGCGAGTTTGATACTACCTGAGCACGTCGCTGAGAAAATCGAGGCCGAAGACAGGGCAAAAAATAAAGCGCCCGCGGGACTCGAAAAAGCCTACGTTTCAGAAGACCAGCGGGTGTTAGACCCCGCGCTCCTCGATAAGCCTCTCCTAGACCGCATGCCTGAGCCTACTGGCTGGCGTGTTTTGGTCATGCCATATCAAGGCAAAACGAAGACCGCGGCCGGTCTTCACATCCCGGATGAAGTCCGCGACCGTGAGGCACTGGCGACGGTAGTTGCTTACGTCTTGAAGGTCGGTCCCTTGGCTTACGAAGACCCAGACAAGTTCGGGGTAGGGGAACCGTGGTGCAAGGCCGGAGATTGGGTCTGCATCGGTCGATACTCCGGGTCTCGGTTCAAGATCGACGGTGGCGAGGTTCGTCTTATCAATGACGACGAAGTCATTGCGACGATTCTGGACCCTGACGACATCAAGCATATCTGAGGAGCCTAAAATGGACACAGAAAACCAAGAGGTCGGCCAAGAGGTCGAGATTGACGCGCCCGAAGGCGTTACTCAGGAAGAGGACTTGCAGCCTTCTACCGACGACTCGGGACCGACTGATGCCGCGAAAGAGTCTGAGCTTCAGGACTACAGCAAGGGCGTCAAAACTCGGATTAACAAGCTGACAGAAAGGTACCGCAACGAAGAGCGGAACCGCCTAGAGGCTGTGCGCATTGCGGAAGAGCTTCGCGAGGAGAACTTGAAGCTTCGGGGTCGGGTCAACCAACTCGACACAGGGTATCTCGATCAGTACGGAGCACGAGCCGAGGCGCAGGTTGCCGCTGCCCGACAGCTGTTTAAGGATGCTCACGAGAGTGGGGACACCGACAAGATTGTCACGGCTCAAGAGGCTCTGTCCCGCGCGGTCGCTGATCAGGATCGGTACAACCTTGCGAAGTCCCGCGCGGATCGGCAAGAGGTGCGTGCCGAACAGGCGCGTCGTCAGGCGCCTCCGCCGCAAATGCAGCATGCGCCACAGGTGCAGCAAGCACCTCCAGCTGTTGACCCGAAAGCGCAGACGTGGGCGGAGAAGAATGCGTGGTTTGGTCAGGACGAAGTCATGACGTATGCCGCGTTTGGTGTTCATCGCAAACTGGTTGAAGACGAAGGCTTTGACCCGCAGAGCGAAGAGTACTATACTGAGGTGGATCGTCGGATGAGGGCTGAGTTTCCAAACAAGTTCAAGTCTGACCGTAAAACGGGTGGGGCTCGGGTCGCTTCTGCGAGTTCCTCTGCATCCCGCACTACAACACAGGGGCGTCGGAGCGTGAAGTTAACACCTTCTCAGATCGCTATCGCCAATAAGCTTAACGTTCCTCTCGAGGAATACGCGAAATACGTGAAGGACTGACCCA